TCTCATCGATGCCGAACCCCTTCTTCGTAAACACTCCTGGTGCTGTCTTCGGTCGCTTCTCACCCGTCAGGTCCTTCGCAAGTTCAAGACTGATACCGCCATGCTCAGAGATCGCCCGCAGGATGGTCGTGTTCTCATTGATCTTCGGGATGCGTGCATTGCTCCCCGCCTCTTCTGCCTTGACCATGGCCTGTCCCACCACCTGCTGAACCTCCGCCATCTTCGCGGTCTGTCTGCGCTCCATCACTTCACGCACCAACTCAGGCGTCAAGCGCGGATCATTCAACCCTGTCAGGTCTGCCATGCCTCCATACTCTGTCTTCCGTAATGCCCAGATCAATGCAAAGCGATCCTGTAAAATGGTGCGATCATACGGGAGACTCTGCCGGCCATACTCCTCCGCCACATCCCACACACTCGCCACATGTTCAGCCTGCACCCTCGCATCATTCGCCGCCCTCTGCTCTGCCTGCGCCATCAAAGCATTGATCTCATCTGCTGGCTTCACCTTCCCCCCCTCATCCTGAGCGGAGCGTACTCGCGCAGTCGAAGGATCGGCAGGTGGGGTCACTGCTAACTGATCACTGTTCACTGGTCCCTGTGGGGTCGGCTCGGTCGGTGTCTTCACTCCTCCACCGTCCCCTCTCTTCACCACACGCTCCAACCTTGCGATCCCCGCCTCATTGATCTTCTGCGCTTCCGCGATCGCAAGTATCTTTGTCTCTGCGTAATACTTCTGCTTCGCCGCCTCGCGCTGGTCCTTCGCCATCCCTTCAAACTCTGAGCGTGCCGTCTTCTCCTTCGCCACTATCTCATCGTTGAACTTGACAACATCCTCCCACCACGAACGCGCCGCCTCCCCTGCCGCCTTGCCATACAGACTCTCGAATATATCTGCAAGGTGCTTGCCCGCCTTCACCTCTGCAATGTGCTTATCCTTGAATGCCTTACTGAACCCCCTGTCGATCCCCTTCTGTGAAGCCTCCCAATCATCCCAACGCTGGGGATTATCGAAGTCATTGCGGTACTTGTCGAAGAACTCACGCCTGCTCTGGCGCATGAAATCATATGCCGCCTTCATGGACGTATCGATCTCACCCATCGCCTGTAAAGCGCCCAATGCGTCGGGGTGTCCACTCTTACCCCACGCATCGAAGATACCCGTATAGTTCGCCGCATTGCGTGCGTAGGTGCGTCTGAACTCTGCGTCTGAAACCTGGTACGCCTGCTCGATGGCCTTGCTCTTCATGGCTGGGTCATCCAATAAGGTCAGGTCGTTCATCACATCCCCGAACCTAAAGTAGTGATCCATCCATGTATCGGTAAAGGCAGTGTTCGCATTCTGTATCACCTCGAACGCCGCCGAAGGTTGCTCCACTGCCAGCTTTTGCTTCACATGCTCCGCCCGCGCCTTCAAGTCCTCGCCCGTCTGCATGTCAAGGTAATCCTGCGCCACCCTCTCCGCCCGTCTGAATGCCGCTGTCACCCCGTCCCGTGTCGTCTGTCCCTTCAAGAATGTATCCAGCGTATCCAGCACCCCCACCTTGTCCAGCATATCCGCCGCCTGCTGTGACGACAGTCCAGTTTTCTTTGCCGCTTCATCGATCAACGAACGACTCTGCACCCCCTCGAACCGCCCGTACAATGTCTTCTCGATGGCTGTCTGGTTCAATCCCGCTTCGATGGCCGCATAGATACGCTCAGGCTGAATGCCCATGCTCTTGATCGCGCCCACCAATTCAGGACTCATTGCCTTGAACCCCACCCCCCGCCTCCAACTCTGGTTCCAGAACTGCTTCATCCCTATTGCGAATGCCTGCTTGCTCTCGGTCTTCTCGAACCATGACGATAGTTTGGAGAACGGCATCGCACTCGATAACTTGCCCAGCTTTTGTTTCGCATCTGTCAAAGCGCCTTTGCCCTTCACGGCTTTACTCTGCGCTTCTGTGTGTACCTTTGAACTGCCCGCCGCCTGCTCCACCATGCCCCCGATTCCCACGCCTTCCTCAAAGCGTGCAGGTGTCATCCCGAATTGATCCATCCATCCGTTGATCTGCTTCGGCGTCATGTACCCATAGATACCCGTCGCCGCGCGATGGACCATGTTGCTCAACCCGTTCTGGATCGCATACCCAGGACTCATGCCCAGCAAGAGAATGGACTGTGCTTGCTTCATCAATCCAGCAGTACGGAAGAACGCGCTCTTCGCCTCGGGTGTCTGGTCCAGCATCATGCGCTTCGATACCCACTCATCGAAGTGACTCCCCAACGCATCCAACATCTGCGCCTTCACCTGGTTCGGGTGCCATGCCAATGCCCCATCCCCCGTATAAATATCAACGATCTGCTTCAACGTGTCGGCTGTGAACCTGCCGCCTTCGATCTCACCCAATAACGCCTTCGCCTGTGGGTCTGTGCTTTCCTGCAACCTCTGGCTGATCCTCTGAAAATCCTGTTCCGCCGTGCCGCGTGCCGCAAGATCATCCAACAACTTCCCAGGCTGTTCCCCCAACACATCGCTGACTCTCGTCAACATGTCCCTGTTCGGCTGGCTCAGATCCCATGCCTGCGTGATCCCATCCAGCGCCGATCCATTGAAATCTTTCAACGCCGGCAACACTGTGTAGAACTCTGGCGAATCTGCGAAGCGTGAACCCAACTCCTTCCACGTCTCCATGTCGCTGTTCGATAATGCCTTCAAATATTTTCCCGCCTCATGTGGGTCTTCGAAGCGTGTCAACAATGCCCCGATGTTTTCATAGAACATTCCCGCCCCGATCTGTGCCCTGCTCTGCGGGGTCAGGCTGGTCATGTTGTCAATAAAACCGCGCGGGTCCTTGATGGCCTTCACCACCAACTCCACAGGGTTGCTTGCTGAAAACTCCCTGCCTGTGATCGGGTCGAGTAATCCCTTCCCAAATATTCCTGTCTTGATCTGTCCGTCCTTTGTCACCCCCGCCGCAAACCGTGAGATCATTCCCATCTGATCCACTTTGAACTCAGGGTTGATCTTCAACGCCTCGCCCGTCTGCACCAGGTTCTTATATCTCTGCGCCGCTTCGATGGGTGCATTGCTGTTCTTGAATGCCTCCGCCGCCACCTTGTTCCCCGTCACATCCGCGATCTTGCCAAGTACCCGCGTCTCCACCTTCGGCATCACATTCAATGGGTCGGCAAATGCCTGCCCAACCATATCTCCCATCTGCCCCATGATCCCCGTCTGAAAATCCATCATCACTTCACGGTAGTTCTCCCCGCCTTGTATCCGTTGCCGTGCCTCTGTCATGCGCTCATTCCACGATTGACTCAACTCCTCTGGTACATTCGCCCCAAGATAGATCTCCTCGCCTTTGAACTTCTCAGGGTTGGTTACAACATTCCACAAACGATCCGCCCAATACGCGCTCGGCACCAGTCGCATTGCGTCGTTCCAATCCAGCTTCCCATCCCACTTCACCGCGCTCTGTATTGCGGGCGTCAGTGACTCAAAGGTCGTTGCCCCTGCGTTCCACGTTTCTCCTGTTAGCAAATTGGCATCAAAGTTTTTGCTAAATATAAATGGGTTGAATTTTTTATTTATTTCTACTCCAGATAGCACATCTCCTACATCAGTGTTCTTGTCCGCCAAAGCGCCCGCAGTCTGCACGCCCAACCCGACAGCCTTCTCCATCTGTTCCGCAAGGAAGTTCATCCATCCGAACCCCTTCGATAAAAGGTTCTTCTGTTGCCATGCTTCCTTGGTGGCATCGTACCCGCTCTTGGCCGCGCCCCATCCCAGCCCTGCGCCAAGTCCAGCGCCTATCAAACTTCCAACACCGCCTCCACCCAACCCCATCAATGCCCCCTGTGCCGCTCCCATTCCAGCGGGTGACGAAGACAGGTCGAAATACTTCTGTTGCCATTTCGGTAACTGCTTCCAATCAAATGACGGGTCTGCAAGGATCTGCTGTTGCATCCACTTGGGATACTTCGTGATCTGGTTCGTCTTGTAGAAATTAGGATCACTCAATACCTGCTGTCGTTGTTCAACCCCCACATCGCTCCAGTTCGCCTGCCCATTCACCGCATCCTGCACCGTTGCCAGTCCAGTCATGTTCATGGGTTTCTCTGGTTGCTTCACGCTCTCCTTTACCAGCAGTCCATTGTTCATGCTGTATTGCAGGATGGATTTCCGCATCGGGTCCATCGGTGTGTTGATCTGCCCTGCGAAATTCCCCCAGCCTGTTTGTATGTTGCTCGTACTGATCGCGTTCTGATTTTCAGACAAGGGACGTTGAAGCGCCACCCCGCTTTCCCCGCTTCCATACATCCTCTTGATCGTGCCTGCGCCGTTTCCGCCAGGAGTAGGCGGCAGGAAGTTTGTCGGTTGCATCTGTTGTGGTTGTGGCTGTGCAGGTCTGTTGCCATACTGCTCACCGAACCACTTGTCCTGCACACCGATCCCAGCCTTACCGTAACGGCTGGCGATCTCTCCCGAGGAGAGTCCCTTTGTCTGATAGTTCAATAGACCGGCGCGTTCCAGGCGCCGATCCATCTTCCTGCGATCTTTTTTCTGCATGTTCCCTTACCCTTTATAGTTCCAACTGAACAGGTTCATGTACCACGGTGGTAGGTAACTATTGTCATAGCTGCCCCCGCCATAACCTCCGCCACCACCCCAGCCCTTGTATCGTGTCCCGAAAGGTGAGTAACCACCGCCTCCATAATCCACGGCTCCCTGTGTCTGCCCAGCAGGGATCAGCCACGGCGCAATTCCATACACACCTGTCTGACTTGCCAGTGATGTTGGGTTTGTTCCATATGGACCTGTCCCAGCTTTTATTTCCACAGGTGCAACTTGTTGGTAATTCGGGTTATTGCCTGCGTTGAACCAGGTCGGGATCGTTGGCATCTGCCCTTGCGCATTGGCGATCTGTGATGGCACGTTCGGCATGGTTTCTGGGTTGAAGATGTTTCCGCTCACTCCATACTGACTACCCATCGAATTGCTGGGAGTGCGCGGTTTAGGCATGGGCGCATATGGGTTGTTGTATTGTCCGCTTGTCTGCTTTGCTCCGATATTGCTGGCACCACCGTTCAACCAGTTGGGGGCTTGAAAGTCCGAAGGCCTCCACGTAAATCCTTCCGAACCCTGTTGCGGTGGGGTCTTCGGGTTATACGGGTTGTAGTCTGCCCCGCTGGTGGGTGGTTTCGGTTGAGCAGGTTGCTGATTCAGTCCAAGCCACTGAGGTACTTTGTTGATAAACCAGGCGGGAGAGCCTTTCTTGCTTGGCGAATATACCGATTGCACCTGCTGTTGCGGTGTGGTCTTTGGGTCGTATGGGTTATAGTCTGCCCCACTGGTGGCGACCTTGTCTTTCTTAGGGTTTGTTGGTTTTCCCATTGGCATGTTATTCTCCTTTCAATTCTTCCATGAGTTCCCTGTATTCATCAGGGCGCTCAGCTTTGAACTGCTCCTTGATCTGGTCGGGAGCAGACATCCACGCTTTCCTCAACTGCACCTTGATCTGCGGCGTCATCATCTCTTCAAGCACTTCCCGCACGATCTCCTGCACCTCCGCCGTTACTTCCAACAATACATCCTTCATATCGAGCATGGCTACATCCTCTCACTCGGCGGTATCATCGCATCAGTTTGTGGCATCATCTCCCCTCCCGCCCCAGGCATCATCCCCTGCTCTTGCGGCATCGTGCTGAGCGGATCTGTACTCGGAGCAGTCGAAGCAGGCGGGGTCGGTGGGGTGCTCGGCATTCCCATCATTGCCTGAATGAACGGCTCCAGATATTGCGGGTTCTTCAAGATGTTCTCAAAGACTGCCTTCCGTATATCCTCCTTCGCCTTCTGCTTGAACATTGCGTTGCTGTCCGCGATCTTCAACAGGTTCGTGTTCAACCATTCATCGGATACATTCGCGTCGCTCCCCTTCAACTGCGTCACGATCTGCGCGTTCCGTAAGTCGTCCTGTTGCAGGTCGGGTTCAAGTGTCACTTCCATGTCCACGTTATCTGGAATATCCTCGGGTGAGATCAGGTCATTCACGATCCCATCCGCCTTGATCCGTTGCAGGATGTGCAGGAAACAATCCTTGTAGGCCTGCTCCTGCGCTTCCTTCGCATCGATGGCTGGCAGTTTGCCCGCGTTCATGTTCATCACGTACCCGCTGAACGTTGCATTCTCTCCCTGCCCGCCGATGGTCTGATCCTGTATCGTGCTGGTTGAGTTCTGCTTATCCATCAGCCCCTTCAACTGCAACACATCCCCATCGATCACCTGCATATTCTCCAGCTTGCCCTTCGCAGTAATGACCTTCACCCCGCCCGTGTACTTCACTGTGATCTTTTCGTTCTGCGCGTCGGGGTCTTGGATGATGACAGGACCGGGTAATCCCTGTGTGTAGATGGCTGTGAATACGTAGGTCCAGAATAAGTTCTCCCGCTCCCACCATTCTCCCTTGGCATACGCATACAGGAAGGATTGCAATTGCTCTTCGGGTTTGGAGAACATGTTCGATCCGCCCGCATAACGAACAAAGATCGGGATGCTCGTCACTCCTTCGATGTCGCCCTTGCCGTTGTATGTCAACCACTCACCTGCAAAGAGAGTCTTGCCGTTGGTTTCCACCAGGCGCTTATCGTAATGGAAGAAGTCCTGCACCACATAATCCTGCTCGTCCTTCACATCCGTCTCACCCCAGCGTTCCTTGATGACCGATCCCTTCATCTTGTATTCTTGCAGGTGCCCCACCATTCCATATTCTCCCCACTCAGGGTACGACTCTTTCGCGTTCATTGTGTCGATCAGGAACGGCGTGCGCTTTTGAATGGTTTCCAATTGCCGCTTGATATATTTGCCAACCCCATCCTCCACCTTTGTCTTCGCGGTGATCAGGTCGTTCAAACAATCAACGGTCAACACAACAGGACCATACAACACGGCGGATAGGTTCGTATCCTTTTCAGGCCGCGCCTTCTTGTATTCTCCGCTGACTTGCAACATGCGTTTCAAACCCTTCTCGATCTTGTCAGAGTTCTTTGCGTCTTTGTCCCCTTCCTTCACCTTGATCTGGATGGAGGAGGTGTCCAGTATTCTTTTCAAACCTGTCACCTTATCCCGCCCCGTTGAGGAGGTTGTCAGTTTCCAGTCGCGTTCGTCAACATCTTTGTCCTTCGGCTTCTGCACGCCCTTCATGAAATAGATGTCTTCGTATTTCTCGAACAACAGATTTCGTTGACCGTAGTCTTGTTTGATCTGGTCGCGCCGTTTACGCAGGCTCAGTATCTCTTCTTGTGGTAGTGTGTTCATCCTTGCTCCTTCGTCCCGTCGATCTTGTAACCCTTCACATAGAACAGCGGCATGTATCTCTTTGCCCTGTTGTTCGTTCTCCAAACATCAGGCGAGAATACAAGTTGAATTATGTCGCCTCTCGGGTGATAGTTTATTTTTGTGGCAGTCGGTAGCGCAAGCCAGTATTGAGCATACGCATTATCGATCATCCACTTCAAAGGTTGGCCTGCATGTTCAGGCTTGAACCCGTCCAACTCCACAAATGCCACACCCTTCACGTACTTGTCGGCCAGCCACACCTTGTCAAAGTACGTGATGATCGGCGTTCCATCTGCATAGGTCTTGATCCGCACAGGTTGGCTCAATACCACGCAATGACCGAACACCTCTTCACCATTCGCCACAAACCACGGTCGGCTTGCTTTAGTATTGGGCGTCCTGTTGATAAGCCAGTTCTCTTTTTGCTTGCGCGTGAATCCATACTTGAGAAAATCAACAGGCTGAAGACTGAGCATGTAATCGAACCACTTCTTCCCGATCACCTGCCACGTTGTAACATCTTTGAACCCGTCTTCCTCATCCCACAATGGACCATGAATGAAACTCCCGATCTCAGTCCCCGTCCCTAGTCCCATGTTATCCTGGATGATAGGTTCAAACGGATCGCGCAACTGGACAATGCGTGAACTGGTCGTCGTTTTCACCGTCAACTTTATCAACTGCCCCGAACCGTCAAGCATCCTCACAGCCACCCAACCGATGGCGATCCGCAACCACACATATCCGTTGCCGGCCCATATCCTCCCCGTCTCCACGTCCCCAACATTCAGGCGGATGTTTGTCTTGGTCGCCTCGCTCACCTGCGGATACGTCCGTACAATGATCGGCCCACGTAGCACAGTGCCAAAGTATTCGGTCGGCTCTGTCTCAGGTTCAACAGGGTCAGGCGTCGGCGGAGGAGGAGGCGCTGACGGTTCTTCCTGCGGAGATCCAAGCCATTCTGCCAGTTCATCATACGTCCCGAAGAATACATTCAAGTCCAATGGTTTCGTACTGCCTGGCAGGATCAACCTGTCGCCTGTGAACTGCCACATCCTGATCGTACCTGGACACCGACCCGCATTCAGCGGACCTGTGAACGGTTCCAACTCCACCCGTAGCTGGTCCCACGTCAATGACCTTGTATCACTCGGATAGAAAGCATACGGCCACTGTGACCACCAGTACTCCACATCGCTCGGCCACTTGCTCAGATATTTCAGGAACCATTCACCCACATAGATGACCGTGCGCCAATGTCCCTTCGATAGTTTCTTGAATGCTTCGAACTCTGCCGCATAGGTGACTGGCGAATATCCTTCCTTGCGAACTTCCATATCAACCATCACTGCCCTGGCATCGGCTGGCATGTTGGCTTTCAACCAATCGAAGTTCTTCTGTCCCGTCACCCACGGGTTGTACACAAAATAGGGCGCACGAATAAATCCATTGGCCTGCTTCCACTGCACATCAAAGGTCGCATCCTTGTGGTGTCCGCCGTTCATGTCGTTCAAACGGATCAGCATCCCCGCTACACCGTTCGCTTTCAACACGGCTTCATCCACATCCAACTGCCCCTCCCATGTGTCGATCAATAACTGGTATGTTTTCATAATCCTTTTACGCTCCGTAGCGGGTGGTTCTCTTGTTTCTTGTTGTCATTGGCTGGCCTGTTGATGTTGGTCAGCAAATATCTAAGCATGTCGTATGGGTCGTCCCCGTCCACCTTCTTCACGTCCTCGGGGTTCTTGTCGTCTCGCACCAGGGTCTCCATGCAATTGAACACTTCGTAATATGGCTCGAACACCTGTATCATGGGCTTCCCGTCCATCGCATCGAACAACAGGCGGTCTATCTTTCTCTTCCCGTTCAGTCTGTCATTGTCGGCTCTGGTAAGGATGATCCCCTCGGCTTTGTATTCGTCAACACTGGTAAATACTTTATTGCCCTGTGTCTTGCGTGCCCACATGTCGGGGCTGGCATATGTAACTGTGATCCGTTCGTCTGGCGGGGTCATGCTATTCATCAAGGAGGCCTGCTGTGTATCGGTCAGTTCGCTTTTCTTTACAGCGCGATAGACGTATAACCGTTTCGTTGCAGGGTCCACCGTCGCCCATCCCGCCACCCACGGATGCACAAATCCATAATCCAATCCATCCCAGCGCGGCCAGTGCTCGGGGATCTCGAAAGGCTTGCACGCGATCCGTTCCTTTGTCCAGCTTGGGAATGCCTGACCTGCAAAGATGGACCAGTCTCCCTTGCGTAATGCCCGCGCGATCTCTGCGTCACGTTGCATCAGTCGGTTTTCATATTCGGGGTCTGCCGCGTTACCGATGGCGTTGTCTTCAAGATAGGCAGGGATGAAGTACACCTGTGCATTCTTGCCGTTCGGGTTCATCACCTGCTTGACCGTCTCATGTTCCCCGTTCTTCTTTTCCACATCGAAGACCTGGCTATACCATGCGTGTCCAATGTTCCCAGGGTTCGACGGCAACACAGCGAAAGGTTTGAACCCGCCTACCTTCACATCTCCGCTGGCTCTGTTGCGTGTCAATAGGTAGTCCACCTGGAACCATGAGAAGTGCGTCGCTTCATCCATCAACAGAATGTCTATGGCTTGCGACTGGTACGAATACACATCCTTCTCGTTCTGGCAATGACGGAAGAACAAGGTACTGTCGTTTGCCCACTGCCATTCTTTGCCGCCATCCGTATCGTCCGCCACACCGCCAAGGATTCCGTATGCCTTCTGAATGCTTGCGCCTGGTCCATCAAGTTCGGGGTATGTCCTGCGGAAGTATGCGATCTGCACTCCAGGCCATAGCTCCGCCGCAATGTAGGCAAGGATCAACATCCCGTAACTCTTGCCCCCGAATGCCGCTCCACCATATCCGATCATGCCGGCCTTGGTAGTCCCGCGTTCCCCTGTCGCTCTCCACATCGGCACCATCTTCCCGCTAAACAGATGTTCCCCTGCGCTCACACAGGGGAATCCACATGCTTCAAGTAACCGTGACTGCTTCTCCTGCACCAATGGGAAGGACTGCGGGTTCGATTGGGGTGGCATCAATCCGTTGAGGAATAAGTTCACGGAGTTCCTGGATAAAATTCCTTCTTGCGTCTGTATCAGGGACATACCTCTCCAATAGTCTCAATATGCCTGCTTGCAAAAACTTGATCTCGTTCACTGTCAGGGCTTCGTCGTTCCGCATCTTGGCGATCATGCTGGCGCTTCGTATCACATCCTGCGCCAATGCAGAGAGACGTTCCACATCTGCCACATTCATCTTCCGTTTGCTTGTTGTTGTCTCGATGTACTGTGACAACAGGCTTCGTTGCACCGCCAATTCAGGCAGAATATCCAGCGGTTGCAGGTCGGTTGTGGCAGTCTTGAACTTGTCGGCTAACTGGCCTTTGAATACTGCCGCATATCGTCCGTGTTTATAGTTCGCGTTGTCGGGTCCGCTCGGGGTGAGACCGCCGTGCAGTCTGCATCTCCCGTTTGCCATGGGGGACTTCTGGCAGGTTCGATCCTTGCCGCGAAGTTTCGCCCCGCAAATTCTTTTCATAGGGTTACCTCAATTCACGCGCCTCCGTAGGGTCTATCATCGACTCTCCTGAACCTTGCGTATTGCACTGGCACAACCTGCGGCGCATGGATTTTCAACTGCCCAACCAACTGCTCAGCCCAGCGTTGCAGGTCTGCAATAATTTCGTCACGCTCCCTCAACTCCAGGCGGTATTGCTCGTTCTCGCGCCGCACTTGCTGAATGTCCAGTCGTAGCGCTGTGATCTCGCTTCTGTCACACTGACCCTGCAATTCCTGCGCCTTGACTTTCTTTATCAACTCTTCAACCTGCTCCGCCCACATGTCTGCGATCTCGGCGTGCAGTTTGTCAGTCTCGGCTTTGGATTTCTTCGTGTCGGCTTGTGCCTTTTCGTTTTCGACTGGCGTTTTTTTTAGCGCGATCAGGGCAATGATCGTCCCAGGTATCGCCGCAATGATCGCTGTTATGATGATCGGAACGACCGTGCCCCAATCCATATTGCCTAAACCTTACGCCATGCGGAGGGGTAATACTTCTCCATGATCTGTTTCAAGAATGCCTGGTATATCAAAGCGGCAAAGGCCACGTAACCACCGATGTTTTGCAGGAAGTTTGTGATCGTATACAGTATTGAAACGGCGCACGCACCGGGATCTGTTGGCACACACACAGGCGCAGGTGGAAGGACGACTCCCTTCCACATCACGGCCAGTACGAATGACGCAACATACACGCCCACCGTCAAATAAGCCGCAGGTATTTTCTTCCCTGTCCTTTGGTAGAGTTGGTTCAACACGAACACCACCACCGATGCGAACAAAGCGATCAAGTAAAACTGATAGTCAGACATCGAATACTCCTTTGATTGTGACAACAAAAAACGGGTCACTCGAATGAGTGACCCGTTCAATGCTGTCGGTCTGAATTATTTCCCTCTCACTTCTCCATCCTGCGGAGCGCCGAAGGTCGCGCAGTCGAAGGACGGGGGTGAGGTGGGGTGAGGACAATATGCCCTAAAAAATTATAGCACTATTTTAGATTCCCATCTCACCTCCAGCGTCCGCCGAACGATTTGCGTTAGCCGCGCTGGGGCTAGTGACGGCGAAGCCGTCAAACCAGATAAAGCCAACAGCGTAGATAAAGCCTAATTACGACACAGAATCCTCAGCGTCGTACACGCTGTGTTAGCCCGCTGACTATTTCGGCGTAACGTTTTGGATGGCAATAGATCGCGCCGCCAATAATATAAACTCCTGGGGTTTCGCGCATTTTTTGAAAAGGTTTCCACGGAAAAGAAAACAACCTTTCTTTCCATGTACGCTTTACCCAAACTGTTTCTGGAACCCATTTACTTTGAATGATTGGTGTGCTTGTTGTTTGATTTAACATATTTTCTCCGAGCGGGCTAACGGTTTGCGTTACTGGTTTGTGGGCGGGCTGGGTAACTGCTTGAGAGCAGGATAAACCCGAAGCCAGAAAACTACTTGTAAACCGCGCAGACTCCCACAAATCCAGTGCATGCGGTGTTGGGCAGACTAATGACCGTAATTACAACCAATGCGGGCGGACATGCCATTGATAAGCACGTCTTTTTCAAACGAGCCGCAACAACCTTGCGCCGCAACTGCTTCAAATTCCGCGACCTGCTCACCAACACTCAAAAAACAAAAGCGGTGATTATCAATGCAGGGGTCATCAACTTCTGCTTCCATCCATTTATACGCTTCTTCAACTGTTGCAAATTCAGGCATGATAGCCTACCTTTCTTGCGGGCAAGGGGTCTGCCGAACGGTTGAACTCACTGGCGCAAGCCTTATAACCCCTGCTTGAACGCGCCCTGTGGCGTAGCGTCTAGTGCAGTGACGTGTTCGGCGGCGACAAATTCAAGCTCCCAATACTGAACCTTTCTAATTTGCCTCTTGCCACTCTTGCCAACTTCACGAAGATGTAAGCCACCATGTTTACCTATGATTTCAAAACGTGTGCCAGCAGGAAATACAATACCGCCGCGAGTTTGCAATTCATTCTTATTGACAGCATAGAACTTTTGCAATTCAATCAATGACATTCGATCAAATCTTTTCATGTTTTCTCGGTTTCTCGGTTTCTCGGAAGTCCGCCGAACGGCTTGCGTTACTTGCGGGGCGATTCATAGTGCGAGCAATTGGGTTTATGAACCACAACTTGAGGGACACTACATTCAGGGCACAGCCCAGCCCCGTCAAGTGCACGCTTTGTTAGAAGGCTCATTTCCCGCAAAGCCCTCTCTGCCTCAAGACACATCATATAACACGTATTCTCGCCATGCTTATGACTGCGCCGGTAATATCCGATAATTTGCTCAAGAGCATTTTTAGCAATTTCAAGTTCATTCATAATATGCCTCCTAATGGGGCGAGCGTCACCCGCCATCCGAGCGGGTTGAAATGCCCTTCCCGTTGCACGCATTACACTCGACATATTGATACGCAGTTTCAGGGACGCGCCCCATGCCATTACAGTCAGGGCATTTCTGCTCGGATTGGACGGGTGCACGCAGTAGTTCGGCGGCGCGGTCAGGCACGCTGATATTAGAAATGACGACCTCTTGCCCAGCGGAATCATACTGCCGTACAACAACAAGCACAGCTCTATCATCAATTTCTATCTCATACTTTTCAGGCATATTGATTTATCCTTTCAACGAGCCGAACTACTGCGTTCTTTACGCTCGCCCATTCGGCGGATGCAAGCCCCCCGCAGTTTGGGGGAGCGCAGCGTCCGCCGAACTCATGATTCAACAGCAACACGCTGTTTAATAACGGGACTTACACTATCTAGCGGACTAACAACTCCGCTTCCCTTCATCGTCACATGTGTATAGATCATCGTAGTCTTCACATCCTTGTGCCCAAGTAACTCCTGTATCGTGCGGATGTCATACCGAAGTTCAAGCAGTCGTGTCGCAAACGAATGACGGAATGTGTGGGGACCTGCATTCTTATGGACACCCGCTTTCCTTACCGCCGCCTTGACTGCCTTCTGCACACTCGTCTCATAGACATGATGACGCCGCTCTCTCCCGCTCCGTGGATCTGTAGAGAATCCGCCAGCGGGAAACACATACTGCCATGCCCATTCATACGGCGCTCTTGGATATTTCCTATCCAACGCATTCGGAAGTTCTACTTCGCCACGCCCATCTGCCAGGTCAATCGTGTGTTGCGCCTTTACCTTTGCCATGTGTAACATCAATGCAGGTATCACCGACTCTGGTAGCACAGTGACCCGATCACGGTTCGACTTCGTTCCTCTCAACGTGATTGTCCGATTTCCAAAGTCAACATCCTTCACTCTTAGCCGCAGGCATTCCAACAAACGCAAACCGCTACCATACATCAACTGCCCCATGATCCGATACTGACCGTTCAACTGTTCGAGTATCCGTATGGCTTCCTCGTGTGTCAGCACAACTGGCAGGTACATGGACTTCCGCGCAATTGGCACACCTGCATCATCGAACACCACGCCATACAATCCATACAGGAACTTCAATGCCGCCCGCGCCTGGTTTTGTGTGGACGCGCTTACATTCTCATCAACTGCCAGATGAGTCAGGAACCGCTTTACTCCATCCATCCCAGCCTCTCTCGGATGGGTCGGCTTCGTGAACTTCACGTAATGCCTGATCCAGTGCATGTACGTCTTCTCGGTGCGATAGGCGTAATGCTTTGTCCGTAAAGCGTCACGCACGGTTGAATACAAATTCATTCTTTCATTCCCGTCCACGGATGATACAACTCTACCCAACACTTCATGCACAGCCTCACCCTTCCGCCCACCACATGATCCCCGCGCTTCACATCCTTCTCGAACACCAACGCCCCGCAATGGAAACACCGCCGAACCTGATGTTCATCCAACCATGCCAGCAACCGCCTCCACCACATCATCGTTCACCTTCTCTCGGCTTCGTAAATGCCACATCATCGCTTGCCTTGCAGTGACGTGGATACCCCTTGTCATTCATCGTGATCGTTACGCTCTGATCACAACGCCTCTCCACTGCCCGCTCCTGCGTGCGTAACAAGGCGTCTGTCCACACCTCCAACTGCTCCACAGAAAACACCATCAGCAGTCTCTCCAGCAAATCTACCTTCCTCGTCAGGGGTGGGGTCGTGTTCATTGCTTCACCTCCATTGCCTCGTATCTGATCTCTCTTGCCATCGTCGGCAAACCATAATGCCCAAGGTTCTCATACTCATCTGCCAGGTTCAACAATCCCATGCGGTCCCCAGCCGCCGTCAACTTCATCCGCCTGTCGTTCATCTTCCCCAACCGCTCGATCCGCTTCAACACCTCAGGCTTGATCTCTCCACGCAACGCCGGCACGCCATCACCCTTCTCCGCATAAATGGATTGTGTTCTCATCCCGCCTCCCCACCCCACTCACCCATCTCTTCCCTGCTCATGACAATATCCATCATACGCATGGCGAATCATGCCCTTTCTTCGGTGGGGGAGGGGGATGGGCGCTCGATCACCAGACCCTCTGGCAATCTTCTTCCTTCCATCCAACCCCGCAAAAAGTCCATCAGCGCCTCCGTTGCCACCAATTGATCGTTCTCCCCTGAGATCGCAAACGGCAGGGAAGAAGGCTTGGGTGCTTCTCCAAACGGGTCACGCAACCAGGCGCGGAACTGCAAATAGGTATCTCGCTTGAACAACGTCCCGTTCCCCTCCCATTGATTGATCGCTAATGTCCGCCTCTTCCCCAATATTTCCACGGCAAACTCTGTTAACTGATCCTCAGAACACGGGATGGTGATCTTCTTGTCACTGCTTCCATGGCTGTGTGACTGCTTCATCCACATCACCAGTTCCTCGTCTGGCTTTCCCTCTTCCATCTTCTGCAATGGATGTCTCAATACAAATACCGATAGGCTCACCATGAACACCACCAGCCCCCCCAATCCTGTGATCTGCACGATCTCTAACACCCCGCCAAACTTCTTATAATTCTCTGCCCGCACCGCCGCCACGATCTGCGTAGGGTAGACTGCCGTGCGAGTCATCTCTGCTGCAACCATCCTATTCCTCTCGCTGATTTGCGTGTTGACGTACACCTGTTGAGTGGCCGTCAAGGGGATGGATGTGTTTGCGACTATCGCTGTCCATTCGCTGATCGCCTGTTCTCTTTGTTCTGCATCAGCCGTCAACAGCAATTGTCCCATCAACAACTGCTCATGCTCTGCTGTCACAATCGTATTCACCCTGCGGGCTTCGTCCGCTGTCTGCTGTGCGATGATCGCGGTCTGCATGTAATCAACTGTGGATGTCGGAACAGGAGTTGTGGTGTCGTCTGTCTTCTGCACCTGCATCACATTCTTGGATACGGGCGTACTCACAGAACCCGTCCGCGAACGTATGGCTACTCCGATCACAAATATCATCAAGACTCCTACAGCTATCATTACCTTCCTCATCCTGCCGCCTTCATCCATTCCTCGATCCTTGCCAGCCTCTCACTCACTGGCTTCCGCAACCACCTCTTCAACCACTCAGGCTTCCGCTCCCGTGGCTTCCGCTCCACATACACCCGCTTCCGCCTCGAAAGAAACAACCTCACCCGAAATCCCCTGCCCGTCTCCGTCGCATCCGTAGGCTCGAACCCATCCACCAGCAACCGATGGATATAGTAATAGTTCAGCCAGGGCTTTCCTGCATCCTGGTTCAACATCCGCTCCAGTTCCCGCATATTCCAGTCCGCCTTCCTATATAACGCCACCAACCTCCTCGGAGCGTTCCTATGGATGCCCTTCAACTCGTAGTAATCTCGTCTTACTCTCATTCGTCCTGTGCTTTCCTGTGGTCAAACAGACACATTCGCGCATCCTAGTTCATTTGCTGTGTTCATGCGCTCATCGCCATGTGGTGTGCCTGATAAATTTCTTATCAATCACCCGTAACCTCTTCGGGTTTTTCTTCACCGAACTCGTCTCTCGGAACATACTTTGGGTTCAGGAATACCCAGCTATCGAACTCCCTGAACTCCGCCTTCCGCGCCGTATGTTTGAACAAATACCGCTTCACAGTCTCCGTCGAGATCTTCAACTCATACGCGCACTCTCTCAACACCTCAGCCTTCTTGATCCGCCCGCTCGGATTCTCCCCTATCAATTCTCGCACCAACCCCACGAACTCCTCCTCCGCCCAATCGTTGAACAACACCGGGTCAACGGTCTTCATGTGACTTTGGTTTGTTCGCTTCTTCCCAGCCTTCCCCTCCTCCAATGCCTTCGCCGTCTTCCTCTGCCCAGCCTGTGCATTCTTCCTGATCTCATCCATCGCTTATCTCCTATACCTCTGAACTTCTGCACCTTTGTACCTCTGCCCCTCTGCTCTTCACACACACACACACACTTGCCTCATATATATATAGATGAGGGCACTTCAAAAACAAGTGCGCCGCTCCCCGTCCTGAGCGGAGGCGTACCCGCCGCAGTCGAAGGACTTAACATTCGGGAACTCCCGCACCCGAAGATCCTCAGGGAAAGCATCCAGCCTATCCTGCTTATCGGGGTGCCCACCCAACTGCTTCATGAAGAATGCGATCCCATACTGCTTGCAATACTTCATGATGTCTCTCGCCCAAGTCACATCCATCTCTCGGCAATCTGCTCCACTCTCACCGCCCACGATCACCCAATCCACGGGACAGTCAGTGAACCGTATCTCTATTGGACCCATCAACGGCTCCACCGAAAGGAAATGAGTCCAAGCGAACACACTCACCAATTCCTTTACCCGTTCCGCAAACTCTGCTTGACTCTCCACACTCGTACCCAGCCACACGTTCTTCTGGCGTGCCATCCAGTTATCGAACACCTCCCCCACAGCATCCGTCCCCAAACTGAATATCTTCTCGGGTCGCTTTGTCAGTAGCAACCAGTCCAGGTTCGGCGTCTGCTCGATCAACTGAAACAACTCCCCGCGCCAATTCGCCACCTGCGGGTTATCCTCGAACACATCACACAACGACCCGCAGAACACCCGTCGGCGAGTTCCATTCAAATGACCATCACACCCTGGCATTTTGCATAGGTTCCACTTCTCCCGCATATGCCCGCGCCATCCGCACGCATCGCACTCAACGAACCGCTCCTTATTCCACAGCAACGGCTTCTTCCAATACGCCGCGCTCGTCTTCAACCGCTCACCTTGCGGACCCCACTTCACCTTCCCATACCGGTGATCCATCAGCGTCTCTGCATAGCAATGCTTGCATCCCTGCGAAACTTTCGTGCATCCCATCCACGGGTTGAATGTGCTATCCGTCCACGCGATCTTCGATAAGTCACTCATCATCCACCTTCAACTCCCCATCCTCCACCGCCAACGCCACCAGGCAATTCGGGCAACTCGTCACCGCATGATCCCCATCCACGATCGCATAGGCCGCCCCCTCCTCCACGATCTCCAACCGATAATCACAATTCGGACAATACACTTTACGTTTCATTCTTCCTCTTCCTTTCGGGAGCAGAGACGCCTCCCTGCTCCCTTCATAAGGAGATTACTCTATCGGGACACTTGCTCCCGCTAAAGCCACAACATAATTCTTGAACTCTTCCTTCGGCAATATCTCACTCAAACGTTCCTGCTCTACTGCCGCGCTCAATCTCACATACGCCGCACCCCTTACAATCCCCCACTTCTCCGCCGCGAACGCAACCGCCTTCTCATCCAACGCATCTGTCCATTCCGCGCCCACCAGCCACGTCATCAACGTTCTCGCCAATGGTGCGCCTGGTTTCTGGATCACCGTCCCCATCGGTAACTCACTGCACCGAGTCTTGTTCACCGTCGCATTGTTCTGCAAGTCCATCTGCATTACCATGTCGAACTCATACTCAAACTCTTTCCGTTGGATCGGCTTCGTCCCAATACGCACAGGATGTATCTTGCCCTTCTCGTCCCGTTCCAATGCGTACTCCTGTTTGCTTCGGATCGTCACGATCACATGGATTTCACTATGCACAATGGCATTGATCAGATCGTTATACAGCCTTCCGCCTTCATTCCATGCAAAGAAAGAGTTTTGACTCTTGCTGTGTGAAGCGATGTCATCCACAATGGATATGATCCCGCCGCTTCCCGTCCAGGCATGGGTCAAACTATCCAGGATGATCGTGCGGTATCCCATGCTTTGTGCCGCTTCAATCGCCTCGATGTACTTATTCGGATGGAACGGCGGCTCGAAGTCCACCACATCGAACTTGAACTTGTCCGCGTACTTGCTCAGACTCTTGTTCTCCGTGTCCACCGCCGCGATCTTCCCGCCGAACGTGCTGGCTATCGTTAGCGATGTCCAACTCTTTCCGCTTCCACTCGGACCCGTCACCGCGAGTCTCAACTTGCCTTCCTTCTTACTTGCTGGCGTAAACATTTTGATCTCCTTATCTCAACATACCTTATTGACTACACGATTATTCTTTCCCCTCTCCATCCTGAGCGGAGCGTACCCGCGCAGTCGAAGGAGGTGGTACTACCGTCGCACCCAACGCGCACAAACCATTCATCAACCCGCCCATATTGATCACCCCCGCATGATCCACCGTACAATCACGGATGATCTCCGCCATCTTCTCATCGTTCTCCATCGGCACCGCGCTTACATCGATCACCGTACAATCCACATCAGGCATCGCCGCAAAGCCCTTATCCCCATGCAACCGCTGACCAGGGCGGATCAAGTGCCACGTCTGCTCAGTCACGATCAGGACCGTCGCACTTGCCGGCGTCGGCGGGATCTCTGGCACCCGCTGTACCACCCTCACCGACCGCGCGATCTCATCATCCATGAACACAATCTTCTTCGTCATGTACAACATTGCTCAGTCCTCCAAAGCATCAACGACGAAGAACCATTCCATCCAGGTCGCGTCGTGTGCCTTCATCGTCCCACGGGACGGCAGAACCAATAACGCCTTGAACCATTTCAACATCTTATCTTCCATCGCCTCGCTCCTTTGTGCTATAATCTCGACAGGCAGGTAATTCATCCCTGCCCCATCGCTTAGAAACGTCGCCCCTCAAATGGCGGCGTTTCGCTTTCTCCCCCTAAATATCCCGAAGGGTATTTGGGGGGATGTCGCTGTACTCAGCGACAGGGGGGTTCAACACATCCCCACGATCCCCACCTCACACGCCATCATGACAGAGATCAAGCACACCGCCATCAACAGCGCAATGATCGCCAACACCAACAATATCTGCCCTCTCTCTTTCTTACCTTTTTTGAACATCGCTCTCCTTCTTCATGGGTGGGACTCTCATCCCACCCCGTATCATCGGGTCACTTCGAAGGAACTGGCCTCGGTCGTGGTTTCCCGATCTTCGTTGACCCGCTGTTCTTCCCAGCCGGTCCCGGTCGTTTGGGTCCCATGCCTGCCTCCTTCCTAGCCCCGCCTGCCGTGAGTCGTGCGTCCGTTCCCACGTCTCGGTGCCAAACCTCTGCGCACCCGCTTTCCCCTTCCCAGCAGTCTGCGCTTCTCCCGTAACTTCTCACGCTTCGACATACAAATCTCCTTCCATCAATTCATTCGTATACCGCTTCAACCGTTCCGCGATCTCTGCGGCATTCACCAATCGCTCCGATGGCTGGCTTCTCCATTTCATTTCCTGCTCCAGCAACCTGCTCAACAGTTCGAAGTCATCAACCATCAGCCTTGTATTGAACTGCACCAACTCCAAGGCATTCCGTCTCTCCATCGCCTGCTTGTCGAAGCCCTTCTGTCTTGGCATCCCGCCTCCGACAATCAAGCACCACTTCAAAACGATTCACTTCTGCCTCCAAAAATCACACGATCTCGGCCTTCGGGATTACAGTATCCTTATGCAGTTCCTTCAACTCCCGTATCCGCTTCCCGATCACCGTCATGGCTGGACCGCAACTCAACCAGTTATTCCAGTCTGGAACATTCTCGTCGTACCAAACGCTCCAGCCGGCCGGGTCAAGTTTTCGCAACTCATCCAAGAGAACGCCAAAGTCCAGCTTCAACTTCGCCACCACGCTCTGATATTCTTTCAGCGGGTCCTTCGCCCTGTTCGTAAATCTCCTAGCCATGCTTCACCACTGACCGGGATAAAAGTACAAAAGGATCAACAACAACAACACGATCAACCAGATCATCTTCTACCTCCTCCATCAAACCTTCACGCACTGCCCACGCATGGATCGTCACCAGCAGATCCATGTACGCCCTTCTCATATTCCCCTCTCCCATCGGGAGAGGGGTTAGGGGTGAGGGAGATACCATCATCCCTCCACCTCTTCCTCTTTCTCTTTCTCTTTCTCCCGCTCATCCGCCATCATCGCCTGCTCGAACAACTCCTGCGCAAATGCCCCGTGCGACACGCCAGCTTTCCTCGCGCTCCGCACCCACCACATCCGATGCACCTTCCTCAACGTCACCGAATACGTAGCCACCTGCCGCCCCTCCCCCGTCCGCTCTGCATACTTCACTTTTGGTTTTGCTCTCGCCATCGCTTCGCTCCTTGTCGTATGTCAATCTGTATTACCTCTTGACAATCTCAAGTATACGCAAAATCATTGACTTGTCAAGAGGTAATTTATAGTTCCCAATGACTATTTGTTTTTGGGTAACATGGTGGTGTCCTATGGAAACCTTATCTGAATTTCTTTTGGAAGAGTTGAGAACGCGCAACATGACACAAGCGGAACTTGCTAGAAAAAGTCATGTGACCCCCGCCCAAATATCCCGTATTATTTCTGGGCAACGTGGTGCCGAAAGCGAAACACTAAACTCCATTGCAGATGCCTTGGATATCCCCCCTGAACAAATATTTAGAATAGCCGGCAAGATGAGTGCCGCAGTGAATATTGACGAAAAGGCGCAACAGATAGCTCACGAAGTACGCGATCTTCCTGTCCAAGATAAGGAAGAGGTACTCGCCTTTATTAGAATGAAGAAGAACTTGAGAAAAAAGAAATGACCACTGATGACGAAATATATAGAGAGATCGTAGACTCTCACCCTGATGACCTAATAACAATTTATCGTTACATTGCATGGGTGAAATTTCGCCGCACGATGCACAACCAGTTCTATTTTCGTGCTCATTGGGTTGCTCCTGCTGTTCAATATCATTGGGTAGGTAACTATGACCGAATGGATTCACGCGCTTTCTGAGCCTGCCGTTACCCTCGCCGCCCAAGTTTGGGAAACAACCCCTGCGTCCGCGCATACTTTACTGTCACGCTATGTTCAAGCTGAGTTGCTTAGTCCCTATTTACCCCTTGCTGAATTTCAAGAGTATATTGAAATGGTACGCACTCTCACCAAAGAGAGAAAAGAAAACTCTTCACATGTCACTGGTCATCCCGCCTTGGACGATACATATCGTCGGCATCTAAATACTGAACTTCTCGTTCCCCCTCAATCCAAACCTAAAGAAAAAGATTACTCTTTGCTATGGTTTCTTGTCTTCCTTGTTGCTCTCTGGTTGTGGGGTCAATATAGTAATTCATCATCTGCCAGCGTAGATACCCCTCAATATCCTCTCGATCAATCTAGCGAAGCCTCCGACTACAATGCCGATCAAATGGAACAAGACACTCGCAACTATGACCCTGCCCTTGCACACGACACTGATCCTGGTTCAAACGAACCCCTCTTCGATCCCGTTGACCCATATGAAACAACCGGCTCCTGTCCCAATGGTTGCACCGAACACATCACGGGTTGCGACATCAAAGGCAACATCGCATTCGAAACCGCCGAAAAAATCTATCATGTGCCTGGTCAGGAATACTACGAACTCACCACCATAGACCCCTCCTACGGTGAACGCTGGTTCTGCACCGAAGCCGAAGCCATCTCAAACGGCTGGCGCAAATCTAAAAGCTAACCGCTAAAAGCTGATCTATGCGCTTCTCCATCTGGTCCGCCGTCTCCTCCGAAAAACAAACCGACAACGCCTCCCTCTCCGAACAAGAGCGCAAATGCCGCGCTGTTGGCCTTGCCCACTCCTGGCTCGAAACATCCGGACCCTACATCATCCCAGGCGAATCCCGCACCCGCTGGGTCAACCTGCGCGATGCCGAAAACGAAATACCCGCCCTCCACTCCATGCTCGAAGATGCCAAGTCCCGCCGCTTCGACCTCCTCACCCTCTACGATTACAACCGCCTGCGTGATCTCCTCGATCCCGTAGCCAAAACCCTCGCCTCCTATGGCGTCCAGATATTCTCAGTCAACCAACCCGTCGAACCCCTGCCCGTCGAAGACTTCAACCCCTACGCCTCCGATTCCGAGTCCATGATGCGCGGCATGTCACAGATCATCTCCCGCTGGCAGATCGCAGACCTCCGCCGCAAATTCCGCTACGGTGTCACCGCCCGCGTCCGTAAAGGACTGCACTCCATCCGCCTGCCCTTCGGATATCGTCTCCCCCCTGGCCGCGAAACCGACAAGACCGCCGTAGCTGTGCAAGTCCCAGCCCAGGCGCGTACCGTTCTCCAGATCAAAGACATGTTCCTCTCTGGCCGCTCCTACAAAACGATTGCCCGCACCCTCAACGACTCATCCCTTCTCACCCCGCACGGCAACCAATGGGATCACTCCCTTCTCAAGCAAGTCCTCCTCAATCCATTCTATGCTGGCAAAGTATTCTTCGGACGCACCCGCACCGTCCACGACCCCCATCACAACACCACCCGCCTCATCAAGAACCCCGCCCCCCTGCTTGCCGATGGACTCCACGCCCCGCTCTTCACATGGGACGAACACCTTGCCATCCTTGCAGAAGAAGAACGCCGCCGCACCCTGCCCCGCAACAACAGATACCCCTTCTCTGGCCTGCTCGAATGCTCCATCTGTTGCAAACGACTCATCCACGACAACTCCTACAAACAGCCTGTCTGGCATTGCCCAGGCAAATACCATACACTCATAACAATGGATGAAGCCTTCATCCTCGTCCCCCACGCCTTGGGACAAACCCTCAAAGGGATCAACCCTGCGGGTCCGCTTCCCTCCGCCCCCCAGCCTGCCACTGCCCTGCATGACCTTGACCGCCACCGTAAGCGCATCCAGCAAGCCTACGAATCAGAACTCTACACCCTCGAAGAAGCAGAGAACAAGATCAGAACCATAGACGCGCAGATCCACCAACACCACAGCCAGGAACACCAGCGCGACAAACAACAAGCCAGGCGCCAACGCTTCGCCTCCACCCTCGCAGAAATACAAACCCTCCTCAGCCACCTCCCCCAATGGATACAGCACGACGACCCCAAAACCGTAAACACCCTGCTCCTGCGCCTCTGCCACAAGATCACCGTCACCCCCGACGGCAAACTAACCGTCCACCTCCAGGGATAAAAAAAGGACTGGCCTTCACCAGTCCATCATCATTTCCGTTTCATCGGGATTACTCCCCTATCTTCTCCCCTAACAACGGAAACTACTTACAACTCATTCTCCGCCGTGACGTGAACACTCATGCGGTCATTCACAACTGACCCTGCATTCCCCGTAGCGTTTATCACAATATATTTTGCTGTTTGCGCTCCGCATGTTGACGATGCACAATCCAATCCCCCCGTCACATCACGGACTTCATTGTTGGCCGCCGCTGGATTGTACAATGTTAGTGTGATAGTCTCGTTACGCATCGGCACAGGTAGATAGATCGGTGAACGGAGGGCAACGGCTCCAGCCGCTGGCGCTGAAAAAATATGATCTCCCAGGTTGATCCCAATGTTGGTTGCCGGGGCAGTATCAAGTCTGAATGTCTTCCAATAGTACCTGTTACAAAGCAACAACTCTACCGCGTATTGCCTGGCCGTCCATGCTATTTGTGTCGTCCCATAATATACCCCCGCCTCCGCCATCGACAGGGTATCGTTCGCCGCAAAGTCCGCATCCGACCACACCATCACCAGCAGGTTCTTTGAGTCCGCTGGGAATGTCCCTGTGAATTGGAACGTTCCCCAATCTGTCGTCACTGCACAGGCTACCGGCGTGTCAATTGCTACCAGGTTCGCCCCAAGTGTCGGGTCTGTGCTGTCTGCACCCCATGAAGACACCAGTGTGGGCAGTGTATCCGCCGTGCCTGCCGCCTGCAATTCCACCACCGCGATCTTGATTGTCTTTGCCGTGCTGGCCTTCATCTGCAATTGAAAACTAATACTCCTGCCTCTGAACTTCAACGTGTCAAGATATTCAAGCGGTTGGCATACGAGAAACTTCCCCGCGTTCGTGATCTTCTTGAACTGCCCATAATACGGAGACACCAACCCCGCCTCGCTCGATCCGTCCTGCCTGATAAATTGGATGTCTGCATTCTCGCGTGTCACCTTCCATCGGTCGGCGCTATATCCACCGTCTGCTATTGTAGTCAAGGTGCCTGGTGCCTGCCGTTGTGCAAAATTGAACCCGCCATTGATAAGATGATTGGTTGTATCCTCTACCTCGAACGAAGGAATATCGGCGGTCACTCCGCCTGCTTGGGTTGAGTCATATTTCAGATACTTACCATCCGCACCTGGTGACTTCTCGATGAATGTACCCGAACCTGTCCCTACCAGTATCCCGCCCTCCTGTGTGAATTGAGAGACCCCGATCCCGCTTGGCAATGCGAAGTCCGCAATGCGGATGACTGCCACAATTTCCTGTGTCACTTGGAATGCGCCTGCTTGTTCCTTGATAATGATATACATCGTGTCCTACCTGACCTGTACACTGCCGATGATTAGCGGCACTTTCCCGCCCGTGTCGGTGGTGATGATGAACTTTCTCTGCGCCGATGTGAAGTCATACTCCGCGATCTGCGCCGCCGTCAGGTCAAGGTTGAATTGTCCGCTGGCTGGCGTGTGTGTGATCTTGCCGTTGGCTATTGTAAGCGTGTCGTATGTCTCACCGTTCGGGCTGGAGAAGATCGTCATCTCTGCTGTATAGCCTGTGGTGTCCTTTGGCGTTACCTGGTCGTCCTCGAACAGGTTTATCGTTTCATGCCAGTCCCCGCCCTGCACCAGCGTTATATCCTGCACAAGTGGTAGTGATTGAAGTTCTGTCGTCATATTATTTCCTTATTCTCATTCCCCTCTCCAAGTGTACTCACTTGGGGAGGGGTCGGGGGTGGGGCTACACATTCAAATTCCGTCTCAAAAAACTTCTCATAATCTCAAGCGTCGGCGTCTCATCCGTGTACCATGCCACCAACCGCCAGTTCTTTTTGCGTGCCACGCGCTCCATCTGGTAGCGGTCTTCCTTATGTCCTGCGTGCCAATACCTGCCCATCGGGTCGAGCATCGTCCACATCCCAGGCGTGTGTATCAGGAAGTCGATCACATTACCGCCTGCCCGTGTCCGCCCGCCATATACGGGCACCTGAAATTCCCAACTCCAGCCTGTCTCTGCCTCGATCTCTTCAAGCACAATCGAACACCAGTACTCTTCCTTACTGCCCGCCTTGATCCCACGTATGAACCACGGTGGCAGATCCTTCTCATCCTTCAACTTCTCCGCGCGTATCGAACGGAACACAGGCTTCGCAACAGTAGCCCTCCGCCCGAACTTGAACAACTTCTTCGGCTTCTTTACATCGAACATTTATCTCATCTCTCCCCTCTCCATCCTGAGCGGAGCGTACTCGCGCAGTCGAAGGATGGGGAGGGGTCGGGGGTGGGGTTATGCTTCCTGCATCGTCGCGCTCACCAGATACACGTTACCCTTGAACGGACTGCCATCCGTACTCTCGAACCCTATCTGCCTGCGTGTGCCCACGTTCACGAAGATCATCTTCTCGTCACACATCCTCGAAGCAGAACTCATCTTTATCATCGAGTCGTTTGAGGCGTCCCCCCAATCTTCGAATATCTTCAACTTCTGCTCGGCAGTATAGGCGCTGTCGAGTTCACGCAATCCAACCCGCTCATCATCCTTGATCATGAAAGTGAACGGACCGTAGAAGTTTTTCACGTCCACACGTATCACTGCGCTGATGATGATCGCAAGGAACACGGGCGTCTTGCTGGCATCTGTTGTGTAGCCGCGTATTCTGAATTGCAGGCGCTTCCCTGCCACGCCGTATTGTTTCGTAAAGTCAACTTCCTGCGTCGGGCTTTCAGTGAAAATGTCAGGGACCGTTGTCCACTCTGTATCCTGGTTCAAACGGTAGTCCAACTCGAACCAGCAGATCGGCTCCCCATTTTCATCATTCACTTCCAGCGCCTCTGTCTGTAGCTTGATCTTCTTCACCAGCTTTTGCACGTCGAACATCCCCGCATGCATCCGCGAGAGTGTCACCGCAAACTCTGGTGCATAGGGATAGTTCGTATCTTCCAGTTCATTTGTGCTATTCGATGGGAACGGCAACCACACCAGATCATTCCCCTGCCATAACCACAGACGATCAAGGTTTGTGCCTGGCGTCACCTGAAAAGCCATCGCCGTGATCCGTTGACCCTTCGGTGCGCGGTATCGTTCATGCCATCCGCCCGAGTCAAGCACAGATGAATACTTTGAACTGCCTGCATCCACTGCGGTAAAGAACTTGCCAGGGTATCCCACCATTGCAACAACATTGCCGCGCCTGTTGGCTGGTAATCCCTCCCCCAGGTTGGGACCAATGTCATCGAACTGTCCGCCATAGTAGCGTTCCAATCCCTGCAACATCGGGAAGTACAAATAGACTCCGTGCCGCATCGGGTTCAAACCGTTCACGTCGCTCCGCACCGTGCGCATCTCATCTATACTCACAGGCGATGGGTCGCCCGTGCCTGGCACAATAAAGGGCACATCCGTCTTGAACACCCACACCGCCTCAGTCCCGCTTCCGTCAGGGTGTACGATCATGCCGTTGATCTTGCGATACTTGCTGTCCACTGGCACAGGCGTAGCCCATGTCAGGGCGGTTCCCCAATCGGGGATGATCGCATCCGATCCTGATACGTTACTCGAATGGGATACCGACACATTCCCGTTCACGTCGCTATTGTTCGAGATCACGATCTTCCTGGCCCCGGGCTTGTATACCATCAAAACGGCCTTGGTCGTCGCTGTCTCATCTGCATACTCCCGCGTCCAATCCCCCGCGTTCGTATACTCCCGCATCCCCCGCACGGTTACGCTGTCGCCCATCGCAAAATAGATCACGCCTTTGGTCGAGACCAGTACCGATGTCACAGGTGCCGTCAGTCCATGGCCGGTGATCTCCTTCAGCTTCGTTCCCAAGATCACGTACTCCGTGGTCGTGTCGTGTGTGATCGTCCATCCTTCACTCAACACCAGTTCGTTTGCCGTGTTCGATACCACTGTCCGCCATGTCTGCGCTTCAAGTTTTCCAAGTCCGTCTGTGATCTGCACCGCAAAGCCCGCCCATTCATTCACTGTCCAGGTCTTCGTCGCATCGATCAGCTTGGTCAATTGTCCCGTGTTCGCGTCGGCTGTGCCGCGATCCCCAGCCATATAGATCTTCGGTGCTCCACTTGCTCCAGAGATCACGAAGTACTGCTGTTCCTTATACTCGAACATCTTGCAGGTCTTTTCAGTGTTCGCATCCGTCAGGCGGAAGTACAGGTCATACCCTTGCGCCGTTGGCGTGCTGTCGAAAGCCTCTGAGGCATAGGTCGTTCCGCTCGAATTATTGCAGGCCACCTTCCAATGCTTCAAGGCGCTGTCGCCTGTCCCGCCATACACCACCAGCCAGTAATACACACCGCTTGTCAATGCCTGCGAGATCGTTTCATCCAGCCACTCGCTCAATAAGTCGTCCATGCGCGTGCTTGCCACTGTGATGCTGGTCGCAAGGCTTCCCACATTGCCCGCGCTGTCCGCATAAATTGCAACTGTCAAGTCCGCAGGTGTGCCAATGCAACGTGTCAACAACCACGCCAGTCCTGCGGTATAGTTCGCGCTGGCCTGAAAGCGTTTGTATATATATCTCTGTGTTCCGAACAGGTTCACCCATCGTACACTGTGAGGGAGTGTCTGATCCTGGTTCCGTATCCCCGTCGCATATTGTTCAAGCGGACCCGCGTAGGCTTTGTTCGCCCTGCTACTCCTGCACCGATATGAATCAAAGAACTTCGTACTGTCACGCTCGAAGTCACTGCCTCCCCGCCCGCCTGAGATGTCGTCCTGTACGATGGGCGAATAGGGGTAGTCGTAATCGGCGTATGAACTCGAACCGCTCGTCTGCTTCTGCGCTGTCGTCTCTACGGGGTTCTTGATGTAGACCCGCTCATCGTGGAATGGACGCGCTTCACCGCTCTCATTGCAGATCGTCAAGCCTAACTCTCTGCCTTTACGATCCTTCAATAGGAAGTGGTTGGTCGGGTTGGGTTCGCTCGGTGAAACTCTCATCATCCACCTGTATTCACTTTCATATCAGGTCCGTCCCGCCTTGCCATCTTTCCCCTCAACGCGGTCAATACAATGTTCATTCTTTCTTCGATCATGTATTCAGGGTTCTTCCCATACTGCCCCGCTCCCCACATCAGCAGGTTTGCCGCCGCCTTATAGGTCAACCATTCCACATTGATCTCATCGCTAATCACTGTTGAGTAGGATGTCAGTGCCGCGTGCTGGTCTCGGTAAAAGACATGGATCACTTCATCGTCGAACGGTGCGTATCCATAATCGAACCGCAAGGTCCCGTTCGCTTCATGCCAATGGTTCGATACTGGCTGATACCCTATAAACCCAGGGCGCTCCAGTTCCACGCGCTTGATCTCATACACGCCCGCTGGCAGGGTGAACGTCAGGCTCTCCCCGTCCCCGATCAATGACTCATCCTCGCCTGTCACATGCGTACTCTCCAATGCCTGCGTGATCGCATTCACGATCTGCATCCACGGGTAGGCTCCTCTGATCACAGAGTACTCGGGTCCCGCCACGCCTGCGGTTGTGTTCGCGCTCGTAGGTGCCGCCGTCAGTCCTGTGCAGGTCCCGTTGTCAATCGCTATATTCATCGTCGCGTCGTTGGCTATCGCAACACGGCTGGTCAATGACACATTCGCGCCACTGCCTCCCACCGTGAAGAAGTTGTTCACATCAGTATCAGCCGCAAGCGCAGTTCGTATCTTCCCGCCCACGTCGCTGGCGGAATCCAGGTTCAACACTGCCACGCTGATCGTCTTCGGGGAATTGTTCATGCCTGCCGCTGTCACGATCACGCTGGCATTCCCGCTTCCCGTCACGCTTCCCAATGCCGTCGCCGTCTCCACCTGTAACACGCACAACACAGATCCCAATGTGGCGAAGTTCACCTTGTTGCCCAGCGATCCCGTGATGTTCTTCACCTTGCCGCTGTGTGTCCCGCCCCTGATCCACAACGTACCTTTGTCCCAATACTGATTGTTCTGCACCAGGTTCATGGTATCGGTCAGGCTGGTCGCCGCCCCCGCCGTCGCCAGTCCGTGCAATACATCAGTCACCTGCCCTGCCACTCGTAAAGAAATGTCGAATACTGTTGTCATCTTATATTCCTAGTACCGCTATTACGGCGTCTCCATACTTAACTTGTCCTGCCGTTGGCAGATGTATCCCATCGGGTGCTAAATCAACAACCTGCGGAAACGATGCGCCCGTACCGTCCACTAATGTACAAAACGCAGAGCGGCTTGACTGTGCGTTTCCAATTGCAGTGCGTATATCAGGCATGCCCGTGTCAGTCGCTTTATAGATCGGTGTCTGCGCGTAGATTACAGCACTTGGCAATGCCGCATGAAGTTTGTCAAGCATGTCTGCGTATGCCGCCTCGAACAATCCACCTACATAGGACGCCCACGCTCCACTATCATTTGTTCCAATCGCAAGCCAGATGGTTGTAGGCGATACAGTTGCAACGTGCGCGGCAAATGCTGTCCGTTGTTCTTCTGTCTCACAATCGTCCTTTAGTTTTCTATACCCCCACGCATCGGACAGAACGCTTCCTATCGCGGCGTAGGCGTTGCGAACCAGTTGTGCCCATCCCTGCAAACTCGGATTTCCCGCCGCCTGTCCGCCACCGATGGAATCACTGTAGATATAAATTCTGGGCGAGGTTGGTTCGGCGTTACTGACAATCTCTGCTGTTCCGTTAAAGAACGCGCCTGTCACCCATTCGCCCAACCGAGAAGCGGAAGGCTTGGACTGTATCCCATTTATAAATTCAACTGTGCGCGTTGTACCTGCCGCGCCAAGATAAAAGCTGTAAAGGTTCTTTGCGGATACAGTTGACTCAAGCGCAACGAAGTCCGCCCCGTCAACTCTCATTCCACAATCTCCAAGACCATTAGACACTCCAAGATCGTTATAGGTTTCAACCATGCCGTAATCCGCGTCTGTCTCTATCACTACTCTGGCGGCTGGAGATGTTTGCACAAATGTTCCGCCATCTGACCGACTGCCAATCACCGAGTAGGCATTGTCGGCAAAGTCGCCTACTCCGAAGCTAAAACCCGCTGGGAAATATTTATCTTGAAAATACTGTATTACTCTTGCGTGAGCAGTCAGGTCATGTCGTACGTTGAAACCTAACACCTCAAACAAATATCCGTTCAACGCCTGATCGTATGCCGAACGGTTTCCAATTTGCAAAACAAATCCAGAACCAAAATTCGCCGTGCCAGTCGCGCCTGTTTGGGGACTGCCTGTCGCGCTACCATTCAGATATATAATCGCGTCTTGAGCAGAGTCCAAATCAATGCGGCCACTCAGTATTTTCGGCGCGGTTGTGATTGGATTCGCCGCTCCTGTCAGGTCATACGAAAACGCACCGTTGTTGGAACAGAACACCGAACCCTCATTGTTTGCATTTTGACGATAAAGGAACAGACGCCCATCTCCACTTGCCCCGCCAAATGCAATCACATAATTATCCGTCCCTGATGCGCTTGTGAACAAAGCGTAGAACGTCGCTTCGTTGCTTCCCCAGTCAAAGGCTGTAGTATATCCGCCGTCATTGGTTGCATCGAATAATGCCGCGCCTTTGCCGTTCAGAATGTTGGTCTTGTTCGTCGGTTGTTTTGTGGCGTCAAATGTCAACGTCCTGCCGTTGCCGCTCAAATCCGCAAGTGTTGTTATCGGCGCATCTGCCGCAAGTGCCAATGCAGAGAAGTCGTACCAGAACATCGCGCCAAGTTCCTGCAATGGGGAATATGCCTGCTCACCTCCAGACAACAACCACGCAACCTTCTTGATCTTCATCTATCCCTCGCTTGCGAGTATAGCCACAATGCTCCGCGCCGCCGCCTGCGCCACAGGTGTCCCGCTGGTGCCACTGCGTATCTTCAACTTCTTTATCCCTGCAAACTTGGCGGGTTCAAGGATAACGTATCGGCTGGCCGCCGCTGTGATCGTCACCTCGGTTCCCGCCTGGTCGTATACATTCTGGAACGTCGACTCATCGTTCTCGCCTGCGGCCTGTAGGGTCAGGTTGGCAGTCGTCCAGGTTGCGGGCAGGATCAATCCAACCAGAAACCCTTCATCCAATATGATCGCATCCGAAAGGCTCTCTCCGTTGGCGATGGTTGCTGTTCTATGAACTATCATGGCTTCTCCTTCTAATAGAACGGGTACAAGTGTGGTCGTATTAGCTCAGACTTCTCAGGCAGGCTGATGGTGATCCCCAATTGCGAAGCGATCCCCAGCCAGAAGAAGAAGTTCTCCCTGTGCTGGGTGTACTCCGTGCCCTTGTCAAGGTCCACACCGAACAACTCAATGCGCGGGTAACCTTTATATATACCGAGTGCCATGGCATACGGGAACGACGAACTGAAATGCTCGTCAACTTCCACCCCGCCCCAAAAGATATTCCTGCCGAACGCCCGCTTGATCTGCTCGAGCGGGTAGGGCGTGGACGTGGGCACATCTGCCATCAGTCCGTGTGTGTAAATGGGGAAGGGTTGGGGTGATCTCAGCCATTGTCTGTAGTCGTCACGGTAGCGGGGATTGTCTGGTTGCAATGCGTCGGGATGCATCTCGAACATGGCAGTCGGCGTCTTCTCCGCATAGACTGCGTGGTTGTTGAACATCCACACATCCCGCGTCCTGTCATCATATGGTGCGGTCGTGCGCGTTCTGCCGTTGCCTACGATCACAAGTATCTGATTCATGTAAGTATCCCCGCCCTGTCATGGGCGGGGATCATATGGGTTTTGCGTTACGATTTGCGGCTGGTGCTGATCCACACATCCACGGCTCCGAAGTTCATGGCGGCTGTGCCAGTGGCGGTCACGTTCAAGATCACAGAAAGATCGGTGAGGTCGGGATGATCGCAGAACAACGGGATCACATACTTGCCTGCCGCCGTGATCTGCGGGATGGTTGTCTGTTGCAGGGTGGTGTTGCTCACGTTCTCGAAGTCCGCCGTGATGTCCATCACGTCATCCGTTGAAACTGCGGGGATGTCGATGTGGAGATATAACGGTTTATTCATCGGGGTGAGTTCCATATCGGTGAGTGTTTCATCACCGGTCAGGTTCCCAGCCGTCGAGCCAACACGTAAATGAAGATTGGTATCCATGTTTTTATTTCCTTATTTCCTTCCCCTCTCCATGTGTACTCACATGGGGAGGGGCTAGGGGTGGGGTTGGGGGTGGGGTCTGGCTATGCGGCTGTCCAACCATAGGCGCGTGCAATGGCACGCGGGCTGGCAATGTACAGGCCGGGCGAGAAGCGCACGATGGTGCGGACGCTTACGCCGTCTTCCAGTTCGCCTTTGTCCTCGGCGTTGGGCATCTCTTGCGCCCAACCTGCAAGGTAGGGTTCACCGAAACGGACACAGTACATGGAGCTCAATGCGCCGCCTGTCAAGGCAGTGTAGGAGGTTTCCACGTCGCCAAGGATCTGCGTGCTCTGGTCAACCTTGTATCCAGCCTGCACGATCTTGGCTCCGCCTTCACCGATGGTCATGAACTGGCGGCCAATCTGATCCTTGGTGGTCGCCAAAAGACTCGAACTCCGCAGGGCAGATTGGGTTCGGAAGTACAGCGTGCGTCCCATGAACAGGACCTTCTCGCTGGGCATACCGTCAACACGGTCAAGCAGTTCCTCAACCTTGTCCAGCAACTTGTGTTGCCAGCTTGTCACTGCGGTATCGGGTGAAACGTCCAGCCCCGCATCCATAAGTTGGTTGGCTCCCATATCGTTGCCGATACGATGGAACAAACCAATGATCGCGTCTTCGTCGGTGCTGGGGGTGTTGTTGAAGAACGCATCGTTGAACCCAAAGGCAATCGCCTTTAGCACGGCTTCGGTCTGCGCGGCGCGGTTGTCCACGATGGACGCGGCCTTGACGTACTCACGGGCAATGTCGATCTTGCCGCCCATGAAATGCACGCGCTCTTTCCACGGATCGGGGATGGTCTTCAACTGTGTGAAGGCTTCACCGATCTTGCGCCATACCGCTGTCGGCAGGTTGTTGAAACGGATGCCTTCCTCGGTCAGGTTGTTGGTCGTCTTGAACTTGAGCATATCCAGAATGGCCGATGCCTCGCGCCAGGTGCGGACAACTGCTCGGGTAAGTGGGGTTGCGGTAAGTTCATAATCCGCAAGGGTATATTCGTTAGCCATGTCAGGCTCCTTTTTTTATGATAGTGACCTGGCTCCTCTGCTATTCGCTTCGGTATGCCTTCTCCAAAAGAGAAAGCCCCGAACCGTTTTCAGGGATGTTGCCAGATGAATGTACCCCTGTTCCACCTACCAGGCGGGCAGAGGCGTTTTCAGTCTGTGCTTTGAGGCGGGTTGCTTTTGCGCTTGCCACTCGGTTTGCGGCAAGCAGGATTTCTACATCTCCATTCGGGTCGTTCCATGCGTTTCTTATGGCCTCTTGTAAATCCTTGAACTCAGGGTCGGCGCTTGTCACGCTGGTTCCAACCTTTGCAAAAACATTATCGATCTTCGCATTCATATATTGGATCGCTCGGTCAACATCGGCGGCAGGTTGTGGAACGCTGGTCGGCGTCTCCGCTTGTGACTCTGGCGCGGTATACGCCTCGGTCACGATCTTCTGCTGTGCGTGTTGTACCTGTTCGTCCGTCAGTCCAAGTACATCCTTGCTCGTATTCAACGCCGCAAGTTTTTCCTGAATGACCTTCTGAATACGGTTCTCACCTTTTGCCACCTGACTCTGTGCGATACGGGTTGCTTCACTGCGGATCAACTCCTGCACTTCGTCACGGGTTAGCGGTTTGTTTTCCGTCTGCGGTTCAGCCTGGGGGCTTACCTGTTCGGTAGCCTGCCCTTGAACCTGTTCACCTGTCGGGATGACCTGTCCCGTTGGTGATGCTTGGGAAATAAGTTCGTCCGGCATTTGGTTTGTGCCTCCTAGCACTTTGACAAAACAAAAACGGGTCACTCGAATGAGTGACCCGTTCAATGCTGTCGGTCTAATTGTCTTTCCCCTCTCCCTGAGGGAGAGGGGTCGGGGGTGAGGGTTATCCCCTCCACAAAAATTCTACCACAATCTTCTCCCCTCTCCAAATGTATTCATTTGGGGAGGGGTCGGGGGTGGGGCTACTCCCCTCCATACAACATACTCGGCACCACCACACTATTGATCCACGTATCCAGGTCATCGTTCGGCCTGCCCGCCATGATCCACTGTTGCTCCAGCGCCTTGCGTGCCCCATTCGGAATCTTCTCCCCGCTGTACGCATAGCCTGCCACATACTCCTCCAGCGTCGGCGGCCATAGCGAAGTATCCACACGCTTGAACACCTGCCCATTCATCACAGGCACAAGGTCGGGATAGCTGTCATACCATGAGTCCTTCCAATCCCAATACTTCTTCAAGCTGGGGTTCCGTCTCAGGTAGCCCACCCTCTCGCTCTTCGGCAGTGCATAATACCCAGCCTGCACCTCGTAATAATCAGGGAACTTCTCAGTCCTCTGCCCAAAGAACTCATCGGTAATGCGCGTCACGCTCGGGTCATAAAGGTTCACACCTGGCACCTGCTCCATCTCCATCGGCGCTGTGCTGGCAGTCAACGGCGCACCGCTCTGCATCTTCGGCACCCTCTGATCCAACGCCCGCGCCCACTCGATCAGCGTATCAGTACCGATGGACTCATACGAACGTGTCTCCTTGTTCAAGAACGCCTGCCCAAACAGATCACCGCTCTCGATCGCAGGCACCTCCCCGCCCCCGCTCAACACACGGTCCCACTCGATCAACGTCTCCAGCGGTATCGCCGCATAGTCCCGCGTTTCCTTGTTCATAAAGCTGTCGCGCCACAGGTCGCCCAACTCAGCGTTCACCTGCTTCTGGTTCGTCTTACCCAGCGCCATATACTTCTCCCACACCTGCCCCTTCAATGCGCTGTACCCATCCCACACCTTGCCCACCAGGAACGATTGCATCAACTCATCGTCGCTCTTACCCTTCGCAAGGTACGCCTCATATTCAGGATGCTCCTCAAAGAACTCAGTCACCGCCTCCTTATCCCCTCGGTCATACTTCGCCCAGGTCTCGTTCCATTCCTGCTTCAATCCGCGATACTCCAACTCACCCTCAGGCAGTAAGCCCGAACCGAACAGCGTAGGCAAGGCCGCCTGCGTCAAACCCTTCAAGCCCTCGCCCAGGTTCTCCCCATGCAAACCCGCATAGATCGCGCCCATCGTCGGCACGCGCATTGCCAGTTCCAACTTCACCCGCTCGGTCGCCTGCTCCCACAACTCGCCCTGCTTCTCGATCATCGCCGTCTGTGCCTGCTCCGAATCGATAAGTCCCTCCGCCGTCATATTCGTAAGCTGTCTCTTGATGTAATAATCTCCATACTCGCCCAATGTAGGCAAGCCAGCCTTCTTGCGTGCCCACTCCTCAGGCTTCCCCAACAACCCGATCAGATCCCCGAACGGTTCCGCCCACGTCCCCTGTGACACCGCATCCAATGCGCGGCTCGTATTCAACAACGGCGTCGGGTTCACCTTGTTCTTATCGCCCTTCGAGATCCCAGGCACCCCGATCCCCATCGCATTCAACGGAGCCGATAGATACCACGCCGGCCCAAACATTGTGCTGAAGAAGTCCGCAGGGTTGGCGATCTCACTCTCACGCCTGATCTTCGCTTCTGCCAATGCCCTCTCCCAATCCGATCCGCTTCTACTCTGCGCCGCCATCTGCACCCGTTCATCAGACATCGCCCCCTCTGACGCCCACTCCTGCATGATGCGCTCCGCCTCTAACTCCTGCTGTGTGCTGTCTGCCTGCATCCTCTCGAAAGGACGCAGGAAACCCAACGGCGTGAACAGGTTCGAGAGCGGGTCAATGTACAACGAGTCTCCCATCCAATCGGGCATCCACGGCGCATTGATCTTGATCTTGTTCCGCAGTCTCTCAGGGATGTCCCTCTCATATCGGTTCTGCTGGTTCCGCATACGCGCCACATTCGCAAACCACGCAGGCTTATCCAACGCCCGCCCCGCCCACGTCATCATCGAACGTGAATAGAAGAACTGATACGGGTACACCACATCCATCCATCGGTCGAACCCATAGCGTTTGTTATAGTTCAACATCGCAAAGTCGCGCCTCTGCTCCCCCCAACGCATCGCCGCCAGCTTGCTCGTCGCCATATCATTCTTCACCCCATTCATATATTGGCGTAGTTCGCGCTGAGCGGAGGGTACTCCCGCAGACGAAGCGCCTACAGTCGAAGTGCCCAACGCCTCACTGATCGGCCTCTCACCCAACTGCTTCACCGCCCCCTCCTCCATGCTACTCAACAACGGCTTCACGAACTTACTCCACCCCTCATCCATCACCTGCGAATGGGGTAAGAACTGACTCGCACTATCCAGCGCCCCCACAGGTTGCACGTTATCCTGAAACAAAATGTTAGGATCATTCGGGTCGAACGTCCCACGGTTGTTCACGCTCTTGATCTGCTCAGGTTCAAAGACGATATATACTTCTAATGGGTTGCCAAGTTCCGTATTCCATTTTCCAATCACACCATCATAGTTGCTGTGGAGTTCTGTAAAATCCTTCTGGTTTACTAGCTTGCTCCACTCTCTCTGACTTTTAATTTCTAGTGGTCTCTTTAGGCTAACATAAACATCCATAACCTTACCACCATAGTACTTAGATAGATCCTTATCGTCAGTGAAAAAGAAACCAAGATCATCGTAGCTCTTCCGTTTACTCTTCTCGAATATCTGAAAGTCCTCTTTTGTTCCGTGATACAAAACCTTGGGCTTTCCGCTCTCATCCACCACCTTGCTCTCACCGAACCACCGCTTGAACTCTGGCGTATCCACTGGCTCGGCGCGTTGAAACAAAGCATCTGCCTGCGTCGGCTGTCCACTCTTCACCCTCGCCAAATTCTCCTGCACATATGCCGCATGTGACTCTTCTGCAAGTTTCTTCATGCGATCTCTAGCTTTGGGTGGCAGTGGGTTCTCTATATCGCGCAACAGTCCCAACTCGCGCAAGTATATCGCCTCCTCAGCAGTGGCGTATCCTTTTTCTTTTACACTTTTCAATACTTCCGATCTTCTCTGTCCCTCTGGTACTTCCACCCCTCTGCCCTTCTGCCCCTCCTCCCCCAGCATCCTATCAAACACACCCCTCACCTCATCCGTCAACTTCACATCAATCGCGCTACCCGTGATCGTGCGGTAGATCTCCAGCATCCAATTCTTGAAAGACTCAAACGCCCGTGCCAGCTTCGGCGTCGGCGCTTTCCCTTCCGCAAGATACTCCTCGAACCCGCGTGCAAACTTCTCCTCTGCCGTCCTGTCCCATGTGCCATCCTTCACCCCCGCCCATGACTCAATCGTATCCAAGTCTGCCCGTATCTCCACATCCCCTGTCCGCGCCGCCACATCGCTCAACACACGCCTGAACACATGCGCATTCTCATGCACCAGCGTACTGAAATCCTTGCTCTCGAACGCATGGATCGTAGCCTTGATCCCCGTCTCATCAAACGTCACCGCCCCCTTCGCGTTTGAAGCATCTACGAACTTCCCTTCCTGAAACAACACATCAGTAGTCTGCTTCGCCACACCCTTTGCCATCTCAGGGTTCAAGCGATAGGCCGCATCCAGCAGTGCAATACGGTCAGCTTTCACATTCTCATTCCGCACCGCCCTCCGCAACTCCGCGCTCCCCTCCCGCACCAATGCCCGCGCATAACCCTCCACCTCCTGCGCCGTCATCCTGCGGTTCACATTATCCTGCTCCAGCCGCTCATCGCCAACATCTGAAAGCTGATCTTTCTTCACATCATCGTAATACCTGCTATAGAACGCCTCCCCATTCTCGCCCGTCTTATTCTCATACCACCCGCTCAAAGCATCGCTCAACTCCATGTAAGCCGTAGCCTGCTCATCGGTCAGGTCGAACGCTTCCGCAAACTTCTCCTTCATCATGTTGCGAGTCTCGGCATACTCCGCCCGCACTTCACCCGCAAACATCGCATCATCCGCCCGTGTCTTCGCCTCCGCAATGGATACATCCCGCGCTTCCACTTCCACCAGCGCAACCACCTCGTCTGAAACACGGCTCACATAATCAGCCCACGTCTCCCTGCCGTTCACTGATAACTGATTACTCACATCTTCTGGCAGTTCCCCGATCTTCTCATATACTGCCGTCAAGTCCGCAGTCTGCACCGCCCGCTCGAAATCCACCTGCCACAACGCCGCATCGAACGGAACTTCCTCCACTGCCGCAAAATCAAACGCCTCCCCGAACGCCTTTGCCGCCGCCGCATCCTGTGCCCGCGCGATCATCGCATCATGGTCGTGTGCCATCGGGTACACCTTGTCCCCGCGCCTTGCACGTTCCATCAATGCCGTCGTCTGTTGTATCCCGCCTGGGTCGTTCACATCGGTCAGGTCAATCGGATATCCGTCATCTGCTAGCATCCGCGCCATCTCATCGATGCCGAACCCCTTCTTCGTAAACACTCCTGGTGCTGTCTTCGGTCGCTTCTCACCCGTCAGGTCCTTCGCAAGTTCAAGACTGATACCGCCATGCTCAGAGATCGCCCGCAGGATGGT